AAGAAAGTTCGAGTTTTTGCTGGTAGTAACATTTACTTTATTATGCTGGTAAGAAAATATTATTTAAGTATTTCAGCATTGATGCAAACAAATAAGGAAATATTTGAATGTGCTGTAGGCTTGAATGTAGAATCACCCGAATGGACAACTATGATGAAAAGTATTTATAAATATGGTGAAGATAGAGTCGTCGCTGGAGATTACAAATCTTTTGATGGACGTATGTCACCTAGATTTATGCTGGCTAGTTTTAAAATACTGATTAATTTAGCAGAAGTAAGTGGCAATTATGATCGCGATGATTTGATAATTATGCGTGGAATAGCCACTGAAATTTGTTCACCAACTTATGATTATTTTGGAACAATATTACAGTTTTATGGATCAAATCCTTCGGGACATCCATTGACTGTTGTTACAAATTCATTAGTGAATAGTTTATATATGCGTTATGTATATTACAAAATAGCTAGTGAAGAAAGATGGTTTTACACACCAAGATTTAATAAAGTTGTTGCGTTAATGACGTATGGTGATGATAATATTATGTCCGTGAAGAAAGGATATGATACATATAATCACACAAATATTGCAAGAGTATTAGCTGAAAGTGACATTACGTACACTATGGCTGACAAAGAAGCAAAATCAGTTCCTTTTATAAATGGAGCTGATGCTGGTTTTCTTAAACACAATGCTGTATGGAATGATGAATTGCAGTTGTACAGAGCTGTAATAGATGAATCTTCTATAAGTAAAATGTTGCATGCACATGGAAGATCTTCAATACCCGAAGATTTACACGCAGCATGCACAATTAAGGATGCACTTGACAAATATGCTCATTATGGAGAAGGAATTTATACCTTACGAAGAGAGCAGTTGGAGAAAGTTGCATTAGATAGTAACATCGCTGGACTTGTTGGAGAGTTTCCTACGTATAGGGAACAGATCCATAAGTATTGCGACAAATATGTATGGAATGAAAATCCATACCCCATTCCTAACAAGGAATAGGGTGAACATTTCACAATTTTGAAATTGCGTTGGATACATGCAATAAAAACCAAAGAACCCAAGTGGGGTAGTTATGAGCTTATTTAAAGGAACTTCCAACCTTAAAGTATGTTACAAAAACTCACTTGTCTTGAACCTTCCCTGTAAGGTACCATTATTTAGTGGAGTGGTTTGAAACCACACAAAGAGAAGCACTGGTGTAATTATTATGATGCAAATCATTACACTATTCATAAATATCGCATTACTAGTTTATATAACAAAAACATACTCGACATGAGTATAAAAGAAGAGGAACTCCTTGACCTCGAAGACAAGGAAACAACTATGGACTATATAGTTGTACTCGAGAACGATATCGCGAGAAAATATGGTCATGTAAGGAAGCTCAAGAAGTTGATTAAAGAACTTAGAGCGCGAAATAGAAAATTAGAGGAAAGATGTTTCTATTCACAATCAGGTACTATGACATCGGGTCAAGCTGATTCTGATATGAAGGCTGAAATTACCACTTTTGCTGACGAAAATGCTGGATGGTCGGCTACGGTGCCTGCTGATCCAGATGAAACATTTAATTTAGCTGATAATACTGATAGTGATTTGGGTAATTTTCTTTCACGTCCGATTGAAGTGGCAACATATCAATGGGGAATTAATGAAACTTTATTTGAAGAATTAGATGTATGGTCTGCATATTTATCTAACGATTTTATTCGCGATAAAATTAAAAATTTTGATTTGTTGCGCATGAATTTGAATATGAAGGTTTTGATTAGTGGAACTCCTTTCCATTATGGAAGAGCCCTTGCTTTTTATAATCCTTTAAATGGGCATGATGATGTAACTGTTGTACGTGGTGTAGGAGCCACATTTGATGCCGATTTGATTGGAGCATCACAGAAACCACACATTTTTCTAAACCCAACTTTGAATACGGGTGGAGTGATGAAATTTCCATATTTTTATAAGGAAAATTATATCACTTTATCAAAACCTGATATTGCTGAAAAATTAGGTAGAGTTACTTTTAA